ATCTTGCCAAGGATTAACTTGAGTAAATCCATCATCTGAATAAGATCCTGGTAAGATTAATATTTGTTCAAGGAGTGGTCCATGTACTAATGGATCATAAGCTCCTCCATTACAATTAAATGGTGCTCCACCTACAGCATCTACCATTGTATGTTGTAATATTACTCTTTGAGCAGCAGGTAAAGTTCCTGTAGCCATTGGGTTTGGCCCGGCTCCATTAGCTCCTGCATTTCCACTAAGTGGATATTGAGCCCATTGTAACCAAGCTTCTGGACAAAATAAACTACCTGGTGCTGCAGCTCCTGTATTATTAACATCATTACATGGACCAAAAGTACCTCCTGCAGGCCAAGCTCCTGGTATTATGTATAAGTGACCTCCATAAGTTGGGTTCTCAGCTTTTAATAATGCAAAAGCTGGTTCTATCACATTTACTTTAAAGCTTAATATAGATTGTAATTTTGTTAAATAGCTTCCACCAAATGCTGATGTTGTGTCTAGGAAAAAGTATATATTCGAATTTCCAAAACATGGAGTATCACAAGTCACTTCTTGTTCAGTTAATCCATAAGGTAAATTACATTCGTCACAAACATCAGAAACTTTTTCAAGTAATGATTTCATTTCTATTTCTGAGAAACAATTTACACAATCTCCTTCAAACGTTCCCTCTGCTGGTTCATGGCTAGCACAGTTTTCTACACATGTTGGTAGATCTGTATATTGGCCACTCCCTGTCCAATTTTGTACACAGCCATATACTGGATCACAATCATAAGTTACAGTAGTTCCTGGACAAAGTGGATCTAATGCACATCCAACACATGATACACATGCTGCTAATCCTCCGTTAGTATTATTCCAAGTTCCAGTTCCGTCTCCCGGATCTGTACATGCTCCTGTAACAGGATCACAATTCCATGATTCTAATGCACACGGTGATATATTTGCTAGTACTGCTGCATTACAATCTGCTAAAGCTGTTCCTGGATTATTAAAGACTCCAGTTCCATTTCCTGGGTCTATACAACTATAAGTATTAGTAGCTGCATCATATATACAATTATAAGTTGGATCCGTATTACTACAACAAGAATTTGTATCAGCTAAACAATCTGCTAAGTTAGCTGCTGAAGTTGGGCCTGCATTATAAGCACATGGAGGAGTTAAACATGGAATACAATTACAAGTAACTGCTTCACATTCATATTCTGTTACAGTAGGACAACAAGGTGGTGCTGCTAAACATGCTGCTTGAGTTGCGTGAGTTCCACTTGCTGATTGAACACAATTACATCCAGTTGCAGGAATACATTCCCATAAAGGAGTTTGAAGACATGCACCGCATGATACAAATGGACCTCCAGTTACTGAAACTGCAATACATGTTCCAGGATCACAAACTAATGGATCTTCACATTCTACATAATAACAATATGTTGTATTTCCATTTATTTGAATTATATCTCCATTGATATAAGCATTATCTAAATCTACACTTGAACAAACATTATTAATAACAATTAACGGGTCTGTACAATCTACTAATCTATAACAATCACATGCCGTTACCGATTCACATGTAGTACAATCTGGAAATGGTGGATTTAGTGTTACCGATCCTACTGGAGTACATGCACCTCCTGAAGTTGAGGTACATAGTCCACATGTTCCTACTACATAACATGTATCTTCTGCTAAAGGAAAAGGTGGTCCTGGACCTAATGTTACTACGTCTCCTAAGTTTGCAGATAAATCATCTATTACTGTAACACAGTCAGTTGAACAATAACACCCTCCTCCGTTCCAGGACATAACTCCATTTGCTGCTATCCAGTTAGCATTAGCTTGTACATCAGTCATTGAATCTCCAGCACTAGCATACCCTGCAGCTATTAAATCAACTAAAGCAAGAGCCCATGAAGATGACTGCATATAAGAAGTTTGTGGCATTCCAGGTAATGGTGCGTTTGGAACAGAGCCGGCCACATAAAAGTTTATTCCAAGCATTCTAACTAACGCATTCCCAGTCGCTGCTGCACAGTTTCCATTTCCTGGAGCATAAGCAGCAGAATAAGTAAGATCATTATGTAATGTAGTGGATATACCATTAGCGAGTGTTGAATAGTAAAGATAAGCTGGGCTCGTTCCAACGGTATTACCAGGATCAATTTCTGTTTTTCCTGCACATGTATTAGAACCCGGAGCCGTAAGTGGATCGCAAGGACATAATTCATAACACCATTCATTAACATCACAACACGCTTGACAATCTGTATAAGTAGCCGTAACTACTACAACAACTGGTGGAGGTTGTACAGGACATACGATAGGAGTACAATTAATTTCATAGCATGCTCCTGGATATAAATCAATTTCTACAGTAGTAGATGGAGGAAGGCTCGTACAATAAGAAGACATATCAGTACTAGTAATAACTTGTGCTGGAGCACCTGGAACTGTATTACAAGGACATAAATTTAATTCGTAACAATTACCTACACCTCCTTCACAGGCAATACAATCAGTTAAAGCACTACCTGATACTAGATTTACTGGATTTACTAATGGTGGCGGTGGAGCTGGACATGGACTTTCCCATTCTACTTCCCAACATCTTTCTCCTGCTGCATCTCCATTATCCCATATTATTGTTCCTCCAACATAAGCCGCTAAAGCTGGGTCATCAGAATATTCTATTACATAATTACAACCAGCTAAACACGTTCCATCCATACATCCATAATTAGGATCTGGTTCACCGTAGATACCACAAGTAGCTCGTCTATCATAAATTCCTTCTGGGCCTAATAATCCTGTTGGAAAGTCAGTAGCAAATGCTTGCTGAGTTGCAAAAGGTCCCATTAATGCATCCGGATTCGGTATAAGTCCTGGACAAGCTGCAGGATTATAAATATTAGGACAGCTTCCTTGACTTTGATAACAAGGACATCCACAAAGAGAAGTACAAGTACCTCCAAAAGTTAAGAAATCATGACCATATCCAAGAGTATGTAATATCTCATGAATCCCAGTTCTTTTTATACTAAATGTATTACCTACTACAGGTTGGCCTAATAGATCAGATCTCCAATCTTCATTTACATCAAAGAGAAGAGTACCTGCATAAGGTTGAGTTTTATTGATTCCTGGATTACATGAATTTAAAGAAGCATTAAAAGCTGCTGCTAATATTCCTGATGAACAACCAGACGCGCAACCACAACCTCCGTGGAAACCCCAATCTGTTAAACCTATTCTGAAATCTCCAATACCAGTTACACCCGCACTATCAGTAAAAGAACTTCCATTACCTGGATTAGATATGGTAGAAGTTAAACTCATAGCTGCACTTTCATATCCTAGATCGGTAAAGGTTACAGTAAGATCTGCTCCATATCCACATCCAGTATTAAACATACCTTCTAGTAATATTTTACATTCAGCAAACATACTAGCTATTTCATTTTTCCAAGCTGTATGGTCTATTATATAAGTTTTCGGATAAGATAAACATGCTGGAGTTGAACCTGTTGCTCCCGCTAATTGTTCTACAGCTACTGTTGGGCCTGCACTACCTCCTACATAACCAGCAATATTACTACCTGCCTTTATAAAACTATAAGTAAAGTTTACTGATTGATTTGTTCCTGGTGCTCCTGTTGTTCCTAATGCTTGTACTGCATCTTTTATTTGAGTCCATCTTTGTGGTGTACCACTACTACATACAGGAGACCAAGATTTTCCATATGTAACCATATTTGGAGGCATCACACTAGGATCATCTACTGAACAAGAATTAGTTGCTGTTCCTCCTGTACAAGTACATTCAGTTAATTTATAACATCCAGCGGGTGGAGTTGTACATGCTGCATCTGCGCATGATAAATAAGTATTATTAACTACTGGAGCAGTTATATTTAATGGGTCGCAAGGACATGGTGCACCTAAAAATGTAGGTAATCCTGTACCTATTTGTCTACTTCCAAGATTCCAAGCTCCAAGATCTAAACCAGCGCCAAACTGCAATGCAGGAACGCCACTATCATTTGGAGATTCTATAACTAATAAACTAGTATTACCTGGTTGATTACCTGATGGATACGTCCATACACTAGGAACAGGTCCTTGATTCATAACACAATAAATCTTTCCATCTGGAGCTAATTGCATATCCCATCCTTGAGCCATATCATTTGGTATATTAGCACTACCGGCAGGCATATCAGGAAGTTCCATAAGATCAGTATCATTCATTATGAATACATTTGTATTCGCTACTCCGCCAATAAAAGAATCAATACAATTAATTCTATTTAATTCAGCTGGCGAGGCCGCATCATTTGGCCCTCCTGATATTGTAAAATATTTATCTCCGCTAGGAGAAAATTCAAAATCTCTCATCCATCTCTCAGTGTAATTGTAAACCATAGTTACTGTCGAATAGGAACCTCCTAGAAAACCATTAGCAAATGATTGACCACCTGGACCATTACCAGTTCCTGTAACCATATTTAAAGAGAATACACCTATAACGTGTTGTTTACACATACCAGGACAAGTTGAATCACATTGATTAGTTATAGTTCCATCATGAGCTAATATTCCTAATTGACGATTTTGATAATCTACTCTTAGTTTTACCTGCGCCATACTTAAAGGATCTGCAGGCCCATAATGAACCATAGCCTTTGGTAAATCAACAGCTACAAAACTAGGACCTATACCAACTAACCCATCAATTTTTCTTCCTCTAATATGTCCATTAGCATAATCTTCACAATGAGCCATTACAGGTACATCATAAACAAACCATTCTTCAGTAGATGCTTGCGTATTTGTACAACATAATCCTTCACAAGAACTTGCTTCTACTACTTCATCTATACTTGCAGTTATAACTTGCCCCTTACCATTATTTTCTCTCATATCAATTCGACATGCAAGAAGAGGTCCATCTTTTACAGTTTGGTAAAATAACCAATATTCATTATATACTCCATTTGTTTTTCCTGCAATAGGATCTGCATTAGGTACAACAATACATTGTTGAGAAGCACCATTAGCATTTTGATAAGCACCCATTCCACCACCACCTAGTAATGGTGTATTTACTGGTAATGGTATACCTCCTTGATCTGTCATAAGAGTATGAGTAGAATCATATACATATTTACCATCGCTATAAAATAACATATCTCCTTGAGCATAAGTAGTACTTAATCCTGTAACTGTATCCACAAATGTTACATTTTTTTCTACACAGTGTACAGCACTAGCTCTCCATGTATACAGTTCAATTCCTGCTTGTGAAGCTGTTCCCATATCACTCTGCCCATTAAAATTTAATTGAGCTACCCCAGTTGACCAATCCATACCTTGTTCATGTCCCCAGAACCAATATGTTCCATGGACAGGATTTAGATCGCATACATAATAACATCCAGGAGGAGAAGCTACAAAATCTACTACACTAGTACCAATAGCAGCTCCTTGAGCTCCACTTACAGTAAGAGGAGGATTCAGCGGATCGCATGGACTTAATAAAACACATGGATCAGCACATGGATTATTTACACAATCTAAACATGTAGGTATAGCTCCTGTTCCTACAGTTGAAGAATTTATAGTATTTACATCTATATCTGGAATTGTATTTACATCACAAAGAATACCTGGTGAAGCTATTTCCCAACATCCACTATGTACAACTCCGGCTATTGTTATATCTGCTTCTACTACTAATCCATTATCTGCTGCTGTAATTCCAGAAGTATCATATACTGTAACAACTACATTAGCATCACAACACCAAGTCGCTTGAACACAAGTTAGCCCGCTATTATAGCAATCATTACAATTTGGATCTGAAGTAGCTATTGATCCTGTTGGATAAACTGTTGATGTACCTCCTAAACAAGCATTCACAATAGTATAACAATCAACCTGTCCAACTCCTGCGATTACTACATGATGAGCTTGTCCTAATGCCATAGCTGCAACTATAGTTGGAGAATTAGTATAATCAACATAAATTACAGCTGGACTTGTACCACCTCCCCCAAGACAATTATCTAATCGAATATAAGTTCTACAATGAGCACAATCTACTTGTTGACCTGCTATTAGATGTAATGCTTCAGTTCCTTGTGGGCCAGTCGGATTAATTTGTACTTCTCTACAAAAACATTCAGTTCCTACCTGAACTACAGTACCAAGCATAAGTCCAATAGTCGGCATAAATGTATCATCTGTATATAATATATCAGCTGGATTATGACAATTTGGTAATTTATAATATATAGTAGGAGCTACAGCACAAGTAACACAATCTGAAAAAGGTCCGCCAGCGAGAGTCGCAGCTACTGGGGCTGGACATATCGAAGATGGATTAGTTTCCCAGCATACATCACTTGCATCTATCCATACATCAGAAGAAATGCTATATGGGTATAATGCAGCAGTAGTAGAATAAAAGAAATTAGCTGGATCAGTACAATCTGTACATAAATAACAACAATCCTCTGTACCAGGATCTGCTAAACAAGAATCACAAGCTGGAAACAATACTGTAGCAGGAGGTGTGTTATTAAGCCATTTCTGACATATATCATTATAAGCTAATCCTGAAGGATAGTCATCCCAATCTATAGATCCATTAGATGGATTATATAGCTGATGTGTGCTTATTAATGCTGCATTTTCTACAACATAAAGTTTTACTCTCCAAGATCCACCTCCTAACTGCACCTCATGAGTAATTATATAAAGAGTTGTAAGACCATTAACAAATTCTATAGCCTCAATACCACAACATTGTTCAGCAAAACCTAACGTTAATAAAGTACCTAAATCTGAAACAAGAGTATGAGCTCCTGTAGCATCATCAATAGATAGTAAATCATTAGTACCTCCTGCTCCAGTTACATCTCCTAATAACCACCAGTCTCCTGTACTAGGATCAACACTTATATCATTTCCTACTGAGACAGTAGCATTCGTTACATTGCTTACTAAAGTTATAGATCCAGGCGTACTTAAATGATCGTAAGTATTAAACTGAGCGATTCCTAATGCATTATCAGCGCCTATTATATAATTATTTACACTATAATCTGTATCTAGACACCTTGGAGTACTAAATGTATTTGTTACTAAATGCATAGGAGTCATATATCCAGGCCATGCTCCTCCCCACCATAACTCACCGTTTTGGGTGACTAAACAATTTCCATGTTTATCAAATGCAATATCTTCTAATTGTGCATTGAATGGGCCTGTAATCTCTGTTTGTATAGTACAAAGTCCAGTAGAAAGATCATCAATAGATACAATACCACTATATGGATTAGCACTAGCCATAGACATCCAAAGAAATCTATTTGAATCATTAGGAGTCTGCATAGCTGTAGCACATACTGGTGTACCCCCTGAACTTACACTATATACATTTCCAGTAACAATACCTGTACTGTTCCCAACTCCAGGAAGGATTGCTGGGCCATCCCCATTCCAACAACACGGAAGAAATGGTTTACAATAATCATCAACATTGTTTATACAATATCTACAATGGATATTCATGTAGTCTATAGTTTCTCCACAAGGACACGTAGTAGCATAATCAACCCAACTAGTAGGTGAACATGGCGTTGTACATGTATAACATCCAATAGGTGTATCTGGTGAAGAACAATCATTAGTCCATGTAAATATATCATTAGCAGCACAAACAGCATCTAGTCCAGGTATATCAGTATTTGTAGCAATTAATGGAGCTAGATTCCAATATCTTTCATGTTGTTCTGTAAATGAAATGTGAGCATCAAAAGCCCAAGGATAATTTCCAGGTAAGGTTTCTACTCCTACATTAGCAGTTCCTGCTCCCGTAGTCGTATTCATTTCATATGTTTGTTGAGCACCTGCTGCTCCTACAAATGCTAATAATTTAGGTCCTGCATAATCTGTACTCCAAGCTAACGATGTAATATTAGTAGCAAACCCTGCATTATCATTTAGCATGGTCCATACGCCTCCTGCAGTAGTAAATTTTAAAAGGCGTTTTCCTATTGCTACATACACAGAATAAACTACTCCTTCTAAATCAGATTCTATAGCCATATCAACTGGCGTCATTCCAGCAACAGCTCCTCCAAAATCTGTTGTAATATTAAAGTCTGTTAAAGCACTATAAGCACTAACAGTAGCTAATGTTCTATTAAGTTTACCTATTCCATAAATAACTGAACTTCCTGCTTTAAGAGCTAAAAACCAAGCCGCTCCACATATACTAGTTGTTGGTAGTTCTGCTCCTGCACTTGTTACAGTCTGAATTTTAGGAGTTGCAAATGCTATAAAACTAGCCCAGGTGGCTAAATCTGCATTTACTGTAACACTAACATCTGCAACTATAATATCTCTATCAACATCCCATTGACCCCATTTTAAAGCTACTCCAGTTCCATGATAAAGAAACATTTGACCAGTATATGCATCACAAGCTCCATCTATTAAATTTGTATACAGAGGAAACTGAGTTAATTCTCTAACTGATGTATATAATCCTGGTATATATTGAGCAACCCATAAAGATCTATTTGCATCAATACAATATAAAGTTCTTTCACTGCATGGTGTTATACACTTCTGATCTCCTGGAGGTTGTGTTACATCCGAACAATAATGTGCAGATGGAGCCCCATAACGAATTAAAGTACTAGGATCTATAGTACCATACATCCATACACTAGGAGCTGTTGTTGTAGGATCATTACAATCACTCATAATACAATGTTGTATAGTTCCTGAACTTCCAATTTCTCCATATATTTCAGGATAATTTGCACTCCATGCAAGATCATTAGGTCCATAACTTGCAGTTCTTTGCATGACTTCAGGAGTATGGATATAAATTTCCCCTGTATTTTGAGGATCTGCCCACATACCTCCAATAATTCTTCCAGCTGCAGTAGGTCCTCCCCATATTTTATTATTAGCATTATCATGAACAGATAAGCTTCCAAAAGCACCAGTAGTATTAGTTAGGCCAATTTCATACCAATTTATATCCAGATCTCCGCCTGGAACAGTTATATTAAAATTAGGTACATATAAAATCCCACTACCCCCATCAGATGTATGAGACCATTCTAACCATTTTGCAATATACCTTGAAGGTTCACCTGCAGGCGCAGGAAAAGTCAAAGGTCCTTTATCTATCATGGATGTATTAAAGGTACTACTATTACTTAATGCTAAACCAACTGGATCTAGTGTTAGAATATTAACCGTTGCTATAGATACATCTTGGCCTATACCAGGACCTCCTACATCAGGAACATAAATAGTAGCAATTTTATTACTTGCATCAGAAGCTTCAACACGAGTACATCTAACTATTCCATTTCTACCTCCATCATTACCGGGAGTTGCAGTTCCTATTTGTTGTAGAATTCCATCTGTAGAAACATTAGATAGTAGAGGACATCCAGGAGCGGTACCCGCAGGTCCACTAATCGCAGCAATTTTATGTAAAGCCCACTCATCATTAACTCCACCTGCACCCCAAGGTTTACTTATCATAACTACTCCAGTAACTTCATCATCCACAACATAACAACAAGATGTCATTCTTCCACAGACTCCATCTTCAGTACCTTTTAATGTTCCAGCGGCTCCATTTGTATTTAATCCATCAGCTCCTAATGATGCATATCCTGTAAAGGTTCCTAATCCACTATTACCATTCATATCAATGACACCTACCTTGATACCATAATCTAAACTATTAAAGAAACACCAAAAGTAAGTACCTAATTTATTTGCAGCAAAACCAGCACCGCTTAACAAGACATCTGGAACTCTTACAAAAAGAACACCTTGAGGAGCTGCTCGATGAGCCCCTGTTGAATTAATAGCCCAACCATTCATAGTAGCACCAGTCGAATCATAGATAGTAAAACCATCTGAATAGAACATCACATCACCAGCAGTCCATGCTACATTCGCTCCTCCTGGATCTGTAACCATAGCGACATTAGCTGTAATTGTACAACTTGAAGCTGGAGCATTTAGACTAGCTGCTGTAACTGCATTAGTTGGAGGAACTCCGACAGAAGTATTTATTGAAAGACGGTCTCCCGTATTCGTTACTTTATAATTATCGTAATAGTTTGCCATTATAATTCTTGTTTTCTAAAACATTCTAATTCTATCCAGTGTTCACTTTCATGAAATCCAGCACCTGTAGGGTTTGGATCTGCAATGCTAATATAATACTTTCCTCGTCCGTTTTGATTAACTCCTGGACCACCTCCCATAAATTTTACAATATCTCCATAACTATAGGTTATTGCTGAATCCCATATTAAATCTCCTCTAGCTTGCCATGCTTCTTTAACATGTCCACAAATACTCCATCCTGCAGGTCCTATTCCATTTATACCTGAAAAACAAGGTGTTGCAAATCCTGTAGCAGAATAACATATTCCTGCTGGAGGAATAATATCAGTTAGTCCTTGCCATCTCATATAAATATATTCTCCAGGATTACCTAAAGCTCGTGGTATAACTTTTACTACATCTCCATATGTATAAGTAGTTGTTATATCCCAGTATTTACTTCCATCTGAAATCCATTCTTCATGGCAATTACATGGAAGAGGACTATAACATTCTATTATTTCAATATAAGCTCCTAGTAATTTTAAATTACATAATTCGTCTTTACACTCTTTTCCAAAACGTTGTTTATCAACTAGTTCTGCTGCTTTTGTAGCAAAACAACACTTAAGTTTATTAAGCCTATAAATTAAATCCTCATGTGTTATTAAATCTAATGCCATTATTGTTTCATAATAAATGCTAATGTATAATATTTTGGTATTACTGTAAATGCAGTTCCTTGAGGTGCACTTAATGCTGGTTGTCCATCTCCTGAATTTCCTCCTAAAGTAGTAACTATTGCATGAGTATGAGCTCCTTCATCTGAACCACTTGAAGGCCACGGAAGACTATTTCCTGTAAACATCGTTGCATTATTACCTACAGGTTGATCATTACCTGTAGTTCTATAACATGAATTACCTTGAGATCCTCCATTTCCTCCAGAATTAGTAATAAGGGTATGTCTATGAATTCCATCTGGTAGAGGTATACTGCTTGTAGCGAAATATCCTCCAACATCATGGGTATGGGCTGGTATATTTGTTTGTGTTAAAGAAACTGAATTTGATCCTCCTGTTCCATTGATACCATTAAATGGTGCATGCGCTGGATCAGGTCCATATGAACCAATAAATCTTCCTCTTAAATCTGGAGTCCCATTTGTACCATCACATAAAACCCAATTTAATGGGAGATTAGCAACAGCTCCAGACCACATTACGATAATACCAGAAGGAACTGTACTACCCTGTGAGACAATACTATCTATTACATTTCCTGCATTAATAGTTTGACTACAAGGAATTGGAGCTGGTCCTGTTGTAACAATTACATCTCCTGTATTATTTCCATCTGTTCCATCAGAAATATATATATCGAGTAAACTACAACCATCTGTACCATCTACTCCATTATTACATGGGTTACATGGTGTACCGGGAGGTCCCATTGGACCAGGAGGTCCTTGAGGTCCTACATCTCCTACAGGAATATCACAACTATTTGCTTCTGCACACGTGTTGCAGTCGCACGAACACATCTGTGGATTAATGCACCCGTTCATACAATTATTACATGCCATTATTTACTCTTTTTTTAAGACGCACATGATGCACATGTACCCCTATAATTACATAACTTATTTACTTGGTTTGCCATCTTTGCAGCTTTTGTTAAACTACCGCAAGTATAGGCATACCACATAGCCTTGTAAAGAGTATAAGCTTCTAAAGCATTACTTTTATCTTCTCCGCATGGACATCCATCACACATGTCTAAATTTGCAAGCATTTTATGCACACAACATTTAATAACACTAGCCATTAATCCATATTTTCTTTTTGAAATTAAGAATCCTGTATTAGATCCATCATTAAGAAGTATTCTATATTCGAATTCATAAACTCCTTGGAGCATTATTTCTCCCGCAGTTCCTCCTAATAGCCCCATATGAATATGAAAGATTCCATTAGAATCATTCGGAAGATCTGGTTGCAGAACACTCATAGGTAAAGTAATTGTAGTCCCGTTAGGTATCGTAATAAGTAATTCAACATCTAAAACATCTGTTAAATCATAATTTGGTACACCCCATCCGCCTGAATTATTCAGAGCAGAATATGCACCGGTTGTTTCTTGAAAAAGAATACTTTGATTATCACACGCCTCCGTAACTTTGAAGTTTACATCTGTTATTCCAGCCATTTATATTTTTTTAAATACATAGATATAGAAGGGATTTCTCCCTCCTATATTATGTATAATTAATACTATCTTTTATACTACATAAAAGACTGTCACATCGATGTCACCTGCAGTATATGTTCCAGTAGTAGTAATTGAAATTACTCCACCGTCATTTGCTGCTGCAATTACTAAAGGTGCAACTGGTGATTCAAAGTTTTGCTTTAAAAGTGCATTCATATCAGCTGTTGTTATAGCTGCTGATACTGCTGCTCCTGAAGCTGCTGGACCCATTTTAATAGTTACATTCGTACCACCCGCCATGATGACGTTTGCTTTTGTAGCGCTTCCTAAAATAGTTGCGCCAGCAGGAATCATTACAGTTGAGTCATAATCTCCAGCTACTGTATCTGAAAATACAAAGTTTGCTGTAGCTGCCTCTACTGATCTGTTGATCCCTTTTCCTGTTATTGTTGGTGCTGCCATTATTTATAATTTTTTAAGTTAAACATTTAATTTATTTACAGTACTACTGCTGCGAAGTTACCAGGACAAGAATTCATCCAAGGATTAATTTCTCCCTCGAAAGCTAGTTGTTGTCCTGCACCACCATTTTCCATCGCTATGATAGTCATTTCTGGACTATAACCGTCTTTATTAAGATTACCTGTAGCATGTCTGTCTGAATGCATAACTGTATATACATCATAATCGTCACCACAAACTGCATATAGTGGATAATTTGGTACTGGGAATTTCATAAGATTCGTTACCCCATCATATCCTAATGCTGCTCTTTCTAAATCTGATACATGTTCGTAAGTACCTGATCCGTATATTGGAGTTGTACTACCACCAGCTCCAGAAGAAACTGCTAATGATGTAGAACCACCATCGTTGAAACCACCTTCTAAAGCAATTTTCCATGTTACTTGCTCATAAGCGTTAAGTCCACTGTATGTACCTGCTGCACAACTAGATATAGCTTTCGCTGTGATAGTTACACCCCAGTTAGCTCCTACACCTACTGCTGCTGTTGCAGTTACTAAACCGCCAGCTACATCATCATTAGTTATTGCAGTTGCCAATGCTTGTGCAATTTCTTGTTGAGTTGCTGTACCGTCAGAAGTATAATACCAACGTCTAACTAATTGTCTTTCAGATCCAATAGTTTTATTGTATGTAAAAATTAAAGATAATACATACTCTGTTGAGTTTACTAAATTAATAGAACCTGCTCCACCACCTATCGCTCCAACAACAGATACTTGTTGTACAGCTGCTTGGTATGAAGTTCCATTCCATTTTTCTACGTTTGCTCCCTGTATTTTTGCAGAGAATCTTGGTGCTGCTGAAGTACCTTGTACTACGTAGCAGTAATCGCTATTTGCTAGCGTTTCACCTGCAGCCATTAAAGTCATATCTGACTTTACAACTGCTACCTCACCGTCTGCTAAATTAGCTACAGATGTAGCTGCTCTTGCTATGTTTTTTCCGATAAGGATTTTGTAATTTTCTTGTCTTGCCATTACGTTTTGTTTTTAAAATTATTACTAAATTAATTATTCTGCTGTCATTTCCGCCATGATATGAGATTGGAATCTTGGACTAGCTATATTCTCTAATGCTAATGTTACTGCTCCTGCAACGATCTCCTCGTGAGTATGATCTGCAAGTTCACAGTTAACTAGCGGTGCAAAGGTTATATCTAATCTTACTGGTTCCTTCAAATATCGAAGAAAATAACTATTTATTGTAAAACTCCCATCAGTTAATAATTCAGCAAAGGTTGAATGCATCAATCTTAATACCACTCCTTGCGAAGGTTTATTAAATGGATCATCAATTACCTTATTATAATCATCATGTTGTAACGCGTAGACGCCTGTTCTCTCATCTGTCCAACTGCCATTGCAGTCTTCATAACGAATTTCACATTCTTCGTTAATGGCGAACCAATATATGTCCGGACCTCCCATTGTCCCATCTGGTAAATCAAATAAAATACCATTAGGTTTTGTAGGAGTTTGTATCACAGATGGTAAAAGAGTCACCTCAGTTACAATAGTTCTTAAATCGTCAGTACGTTTTTGAGTTTCCTCAAATGTTTCGTTCTTCGGATCATGGGTATAACGTTGTTTTACAAAACGATCCTGTGACCTATTAAGCCACAAATCGATTTCTTCAGGTTCAAAATTGGGGTAGTTAAGACTATCAGTCTTATCTAACCCCACTTTGAATTGTATATGCATTTCAGCTATTGTCATTATTTTTTAGTTGCTTTAAGCTTCTGTTTTAATGATAAAACAATATCCTGATTTTTTGGATCCTTTAAGTATAATAATGTAGCTTCTAAATCGTGACCTATAGCACTATCGCCAAACATATAATGTCCACCTCTAATACGTAGTCCGTTTATCCCTACAAGATCATTTATAAATACTCTAAGTTTAAAATCTGTAAGATTCATAGTATTATTAAATTCAGCTGGATCTTTTTCTATAATGTCAGCAAGTGTATTTTCAATTAATGTATCTGAAGCATTTGATGCTTTTTTACCCATTAATTTTAATACATTACGCATTTCAGAAGAAGTCATTGAATTGAATGCTTTATATGCAGATCTTCTTTCTTTTACTTTTAGATTATCTTTCTTAGCGTCTTGTTCAGCATCATATAATACATATTCTGCTTTAGGCCAATCTGTCAAATCATTAACTGAATTAGCTACACGATTACTTGCCATCAAGATCTTATAATCAATATAATCTCTTGGTTGGTTTAATTTTAAGGTTTTATCCTTATCATTTAAAATAACTGTATAGTCTCTCCAGTACTCAGAGTATTTCCCCAAGGTTCCAGGCTTCATTTGCAAATCCTTTTCAAGTTCCTTCTCTTCCTTTTCTGTAAGGCCAGTAGCATAGCCCCCTCGACCGAGAGAGGCTATGACTGTATCTTTACATTTTGGGAATCGATGAAAGCCTGACCAGGATTGTCTTTCGATAGCCTTTAAAATTACTTTTCCTTCTAGTTTACTTGCCATGTTAAAATTTTAATATTATTACTATTAACTATTTGATGCTGCTTTAGTACAAATTAACTCGCCACATGCCATTGGGTTTTTAATCATAACACCACATTCTGTTAACATATGAACTGAATAACCATCAAGGTTATCAGATCTCATTGTATTAACAGATTTAGCTGTATTTCCAAAAGGATCTACTGAACCAGCAGTATGCCACATCATATCCTTAGAGTCTTTTTTATGGATTGATTGGATGTTTGATTCTCCACCAGCCATACCAAAGTCAAGGAATGTAAATCTGTAAGACTCTAATGGTCTTCCAGTATCTGCATGTAGTTGTCTGTTGATTACCGTGTTGTCATATAATGGTAAATGTTTAAGAGTTATTCTTGTACCATTTAATCCTAGGTAAGTTTTGAACTGTCCACCTAAAGATAAATTTTGCCCGCTACCAGTAATAAATGTAGAATCTACAAGAGTCCAGTTTGAAGCTGCTGTTTTCATAGCTTTGTCAAATTCTGCGAATCCGTACTCACCTGTAAACGCAACAAACTCTCTTGAAGACTCAGGCATTACATTATAAGAAAGATCAATTAAGAAATCTCTAATAATACCTTCTGATAAATCAGAATAGTAACGTCTGTTAGCTGGAGCAATTTGCTCTCTAATTCCAGCACCTTCGTAAACTGGAAGACCATTATCACCTAACATATCTGTAACCCCATTGGAATTAGCAGAGAATGTAGAGTACCAATATGATCTTTCAATTTCTCTGTACCACTGAGCCATTGCTTCCCATTCAGCATATCTTGTCCACACTGTGGTTTTCTTGCTTGGGTTAGCTGGGTCAGCTAATTGAATAACAAGAGCATCAGTTGCTGCTGATCTTGTTACTGTATACGACTTTCTTAAAGTCGATAAATGATTTCTCATTTTAAATGGAGCACTAAATGTAGTGTTACCACCAGTTGAGAATTCAGGAACTGTAGTATACTCTTTCGAGAATTCACTACCTGAATCAATCAATGTAGGATCCATAAATTTAGTTGGATCTGGACTCGTTAATTTTAACGTGTAAATCCAATCCGATCCATCAAAATATGGATCTTCCATAACTCGTACTCTATAAGCACGATCATCCGCAACCAATACTTCTTGGTTAGCGAACCATTTTTCTCCGAACTTAACTCGGAAGGTTGTTCTG